CTTTTAGGCCTTCGATCATTAAATCAGTTGTGGTTGCTCTAGCATCGATCTTGTTTTCAAGAACTTCAACCTTTTCAGTCAAAGTGTCAATACGTTTGTTTAAACCTTTAGTTCCTCCGTCTCCGCAAGATCTAAAGAATAATACTACTAACATAATTACTACAATCTTAGTAAAATGTTTTGTTACGAAATCGTTTAATTTATTCATAATTTATGGTTTTGTTTTTCTATATATTCGTACCACGTTGAAAGTGGAATTGTTTTAGGCGTTTAACAAATTCTTTAAAATAAAACTTAACATCAGAGTCATCTAAAGAAAATACTTGGGGTATAGCATCCTCTTCGTTTGCTATCCAAATTTCAACCCCATTTGGTTTAATTCCAGTCCTGTCCCAATAAGCAATGTAATAGGCAGATCCTTGCATAAAGTAATCTTGGATCCATTGCTCTTCTTTTGGTCTACGACTGTTTTTGTAGTCAATAATCAAAACACCTTTGTCAAATGTCTTGGAAACATTATCAACTGTACCAGCATAACCACCCATTCTAGCAGTCCATAAGAATTCTTCGGCTGTTAAGACCTCTTCGACTCTGGATAAAGTTCTAGATGAATTATACCAAAACTTCATAAAGAATTTCCAACCCTCGGACAAAAACAATTCACCAGATTCATGATCTTTGAATTGATTGACCTCATGATCAGTTGCTGCTAATATTTTAAGATCTGCTAGTTTTTCCTGTTGAGTACCCGGAATTGGTTTGTAAAGTTCAAGTAAGCGATGCATTACTGTTCCTCTATTCATAGACAGAGTCGAAATTCGATTGGCTTCAGATTCACCAACTCTTTTCTTCCACTTATCTAAACCTGATTGGTCTTTTGTTTGACCTAATACAGTTGTGATAGATGGAAATAAGCCAATGATTTTATTGTCGTCTGAGACTTCATAAAACCTTAAGCCACCAATTTCTCTTCTATTAATTGTTTGCATTAAAAAATGTAATTCCAGGTGTTAGAACACATTTGACTAATAGCTTCCCAATGATTGGCAGCTAAGTTAAATCCTAATTTTGCAAGGATGATGATAACTGTAGTCAAAACAGTGTGACCTAGAATAGACCAAAAAGAAAGTCTATCGAATTCTGGCCATAAGACAACTAAAAAGCCATCAGTGCCTTCTATTTTTTCCATAGAAGGAAAGGCTGCTTCAGCAATACCCATTTCCATTAAAACTTTGGTCATTTTTGGAAGTTGTTGAAATACCCAACCTTCTTGAGCTATTTCAGGAGAAGCCAAAACTTCTGGTGGCATATTAAGAACGGTATAGATCCTACCGATCCAATCAACTCGCAAATTGTTATTAGCTAAGAATTCTTCATTAGCTTTGGCTACTTTGCGGAAAATATACCACAATCTTATTTCTTTATACAGTTTATACCAATACATATTATTTTCGTTTAATGTTCTTTAAAATAAAAAAGTTTGAAGCTCAGCACTTACCCATTATAAAGCATCTCTTCACAGCATGATGCACGATGATAGTGGTGTACAGAGGGACTAAGCCTGTAGAGGTCGACTAAATTACCTTTACTCTATCATTACCGCGGCCATATCTGAGTCGCTAAACTCAGGTTGCTCCAAACTTGTAGGCAAGGTATAACTTTGTGTGACTGCGTATTCAACTCTGTTATTATACTTTATATCGGTGCAGCGTATACCTTGGGTCCAATATCTTTAAGAACGTTTTCTTTGATATTTATATATCATTCTTTACTTTTGTTTCATTAAACTGCTTTTTTACTTTGTCACTGATTGGAATTGGATTGCCATCTTCATCTATACGAACAAATGTAATATTAGTTTCAAGAATCACCTCTTCACCATGAGTGTAAACATTAAATGATCTGGCTTCCATGTAAAGTTCACAACTTGTAGTGCCAATCTTTTCCATTCGGCCGTAGATCTTTAATAAACTGCCTTCTTTTGCTGGTTTTTTAAAGATGCATTCATCGATTCTAACAGTAACCATTCTTCTATTGTGACAATATTCCATGGCATAAGAAGCTGCAGCTGAATCAATCCAGCTCATTAGTTTACCACCAAATAAATTGCCATGAAAGCCCAAATCGGACTTCTTAATAGGGTGTGTGTTTAATAATTGCATCATTTATAAATAATTATAATATGATAGAATCTTGTCTATGAATAAAAATCTATCTGGGTTGTTTTCGTACAGTCTCTCTATAAATCGACCATCTGCATCATATCTAGCTTCAAACTCAAAATTATTAAAGACAGTTCTGTGTAAAATAAATTGGGCTAGATCAATTTTAGTAACTCGCATATTCTCTGGTTTTGCAAACCTAACATCAAGATCTGTCCAATCTTTGTATGAAACATCTTGATTAAAAATCATTGCAAATAAGTTAGACTGTTCACAAAAATCTAAATTTAATTTAAAATTGTCAAACAGCTCTTGGTGTAAAATATTGTCATCATCTAAAGAATATACCCAACCATCTTTGATATTATCAATAATGACATTATTCATTCTTGTGTAAAGATAATCATTTTGAGAATATTCAAAGTATAATTTAGCATTATAATCTCGTTGCAATGTGCTAAGAATCTCAGTACTAACATCTTTTAAGACGTTTGCATCAAAGATAATATGCCATTGTATTCCATCATCTTTTACTGGAATAGATTGACCAACTGTTATGATATTGTTTATTCTACTGCATCGAGTTACAATATGTAGTACTCGATTTTGGTTTGTATTTGATTGCATTATTTACAGCAATTAGTTTGATATAACATGAAATCTGATTTTGTAGGAGTTACGTTTAGAAAGTAAAATTCATAAACCTTTCCGTCTGCTTCTATCATTTTCCAAAAGCCTGTTGGGATTGTGGCTCCTGTGGATAATTTCTTTGCATTGGTAAAATCAACTTTAATAGTAACTTTTACCTTTATGCCACGTAAAGCTAAATTTCTTTCGAAAACTTCTAAGTTTTTCCAAACACCTCTGTTTAAATCTTGGTGTTGCAGAGCACAATTGATATAAGTAAATGTTTTGGCTATTGTAAACCTATCACATGCAAAATCGGCAGCTGGTGCCATGTGACCTTTGTCGTAAACATTATTTACGTAATCTGAATCATCAGATGTTTTAACTTTGGGATAAGATCTAAATTCTAAGCCAGATCTTGGGGCTGTTCCATCTGGACATTCAACATAATATTGAATCCATCTTGGTTGTTCTAAAACTTCTGAATAAACTACTTCAAAAATATCAGTCTTAATTCTAACTGAGTCTCTTCTGTGTTGTGCGTATGTTAAATTTGTAATTAATAGCAGTGCTATCAATAATAGTTTCTTCATGACTTATTTATTTCTCTCTCGTTCTGCTTTTCTTTTGGCTTTTCTTTTTGCTCGTCTCCATGTTGGATATTCCATTACAAATACCAACACCATGAAAACTGCACAAAACATTAAAATTATCTTATACATTTCTGTATTTATGTAAATGTCTTTGAATCTTTTCTTTTAAGGGCTCATCTGACACGTGATCCAAAACTTCAGTTAAAATATTCTTAATTACTTTTTGACTTTTGGTTCTGGCATGAGATCTATTAGTATGCTCGACCATGTAAAGATAATAAGCTGTCTCATCAACTGATTTTAACTTATCTAAGTATTTACCGATTCTGGCATCAATACCTCTGTTACCATGTAGATCTAAGACATTTGGTAATGCTTTGTAGTAAAGTTCATCTAAGCGTCCTGTTAGATATTGAATCTCACCGAATTTGAAAATTTCGTTTTCAGTCATTTTGTTTTGAATTAAAAGTGGAGCGAAAGACGGGATTCGAACCCGCGACCTCCAGTTTGGTAAACTGGAGCTCTACCAGCTGAGCTACTTTCGCAATGTGGGTTGGATCAGAGGCCGTCTGCCAACCGAGACCTCGTCGTTAACTTTCGTCAGAGCGTACCGAGACACCATATAATTATACTGTTTTCTTAGAAGCTGCTGACCAAATAAAACCTACAAGAGCAGTAATAATACCTGCACCTTCAGCTAACATTGAATCATCCATATAACCTCTTGCTACTAATACACCACCTAATACAGTTAAAGTGTGACGTAAAAATCCTAAAAATTGTTCTTTGTTCATAATAGTTATATTAATTGTTTTTATTTTGTTTCAAAATTTGTTTACGACCTAATTTCCAGCCTTCTGGAATAGAATCGCCTTTGTAAATCTTTTGGCTTTCAATTCCATTTGTTATCCAACATTTTCCATATTGGGAATTATTTAAACCAACTTGATGACTATGACCTTTTAATTTTTCAATAGTTTCTAATTTGTGTTTCCTACCAGTCCAATTACCCCAAGCTTTTGGTATTCTTCTTCCCTCTTCAATCGCCTTATAATATGACTTTGATATAGACTTACTATTTATTTTAGCATATTCTGGATCAGTTTCTCTAAGTAATTTTATAATAGCCATAGAATTTTTACCGCCTTTTGCTAATTGTTCTTTAGTTAAAAATTTAGAGCCATGGCCTCCTTCTCCACCAATTGCAAGATTCATACACATTGAATCATTTAAAAGATCCTGATTAACTAATTGTTTTTCTTTTTCTTTTAAAAGTTCTCTTGATTCTAAGAACTCTAATATCTCACAAGTATGATTTTCTTTGCCGTATTTGTTTATTGAGTACCAAAGTCTTTTACCTGAACCAATATAACCATCTTCTAAGTTGTCAGTTGAGTGCATTCCAATATAAAATTTATTTGTAATGATACAGATTGTTTTATAAATGTAATGATATTTTCTTCTAGTGGCTTGTTTCTTTTTTAACTTTTCCATAAACTATATATCTATGTAAAAGGTAAAAAAGTTAGGTGAGCCTCCTGCCGGGATCGAACCAGCGACCTACTGATTACAAATCAGTTGCTCTACCAGCTGAGCTAAGGAGGCAAAATAACGGGATACACATTTTGGTTCATTATAGATTGAAGTTTTGTGTAGTTGCTGTAGGTATCCCAATAAGGTCAGGTTTCTGTTTTTGCTTACCAGCGCGTTTACCAATTTCGCCACAATTATCTTTCGATAAGAGGTAGGACTCGAACCTACAATGTACCGGTTCTATATGCTGTTTTATTGCTGTAAGAAACCTTTAATGCGTTTTACGCTTCTTTGTTCTTTTCAGAAACTTCTGTGCGTACTGCTTGTGCTAATGCTTTAACATCTTGCATTGCTTTACGAACACGTGTGCCAGCTGCTTTATTTCCTTTTTCAAAGAATTTTTCTGCATCTGCTCTAGCTTCTTCTAGAACTGCGATGATTTTGTTGTAGTTTTCCATTGTTAATTATATATTTGTTTTCTTTTTTGTTTCAAAATTATTGTGCAGTGTCTGTTTTTATTTCACAGTGTTGTTTACGACATGGAATTTTAATTGTAACTGTGTCATGAACATAAACTGGCACTTTTACTTCTTTGATCTCAATTGCTACTGAATCTTTCTTTTCTTTGACTGATTGAAATGGTACATTATCGCTTTTAGTAATAAATGCCCAAATAATCATGCCACAAAAGCCAACAATTAATAATATGGTAAATGCGCCTCCTAGGAATAGCAGTTTAGATTGCTTCATTTGAAAGTGTTTGAAAAATGGTTTTTAATGAATGCTTTACATTTGATCTGATCTCATCTTCCATTTCTTGGCGACGAGATTCTACTTCCATATCAAAGGCATTAACCAAACGCTGATAAGCCTTTAAAGTAATTTTGACATTATAAGAATAAGTGTGATTAATAATATCAACCATGCCATCTTGAATAATAAAGTAGATTTGTGAATCTGAATTTTTGATAAATCTTTTACCAGATAATGGTGAAATTAACAATTCTGAATTAGATCTATTAATTAGTGATCTGCAAATTGCTAAAGTTTCAAATTCAAACTCTGTTGGCTGAGTGTGCTGTGCAGGATCCATAGCCCTATGCATTCTAATTGCCAACTTCTGTGATAATCTCTTAAATGAATGGTAAACGGTCATACTTTATTTTTTAAGTTACAGATTTTATACGAAGCTGTTTGGAATTGTTTCATTTGATAGTTCTGATCGTATAAACATGACCTGAATCACTATTTTCTTGTAGCATTTGCCTGGTATCTTCAGCTTTTTCTAAATCGTCAAATTCTAATATTTCAGAGTGACCATCTAGAATTAGGACTGGAAGTGTGCCAGTTTCAGTTGTGATGTTTTTTACAATAATGTAGGTTTCCATTAGATTCTAGGATTTTTTATAGATTCGATTTCATAAACCGTTAGGTTTAATAAAGTATTGACAAATAGTGTAATAGCGTTTTCAACGTCATCTTTATGTGCCATTTCAACCGTTGTGTGCATGTATTTCAATGGTGTTGCTAAAATTGCAGTCGGAGTATTCTCTAAGAAGAAAGAAACTGTATCATTTCCATAAGATCCAACTGTTAATTGAAGTGGTATCTCAAGATCATGGGCTGTATCGCGATAAAGTTTGATCAGTTTGCGATGGTTTTGTGCAGTATATTCAACACAAGGTCCTTTGCCACCTTCAATATCGCCATCTTTGGCTTTATTCATCATTGGATGATTCGTATTGTGACAAACATCATGTACTAATGCAATATCAGCTTTGATAGTTTGAGCAATCATACGAGCTCCAAATAAGCCAACCTCTTCTTGGACTGAGTTAACTACATATAAGTCAAATGGTAAACGATGATTCATTTTTGAAATGCGTAAAAGAGCTTCAGCGATGATATAACCACCAATCTTATTATCCAATGAACGACCAACATAATAGTCACCTAACTCACTAAACTGATCGTCAAAAGTAACCATACAGCCAACTTCAACTCCAAGTTCTTTTACTTTGTCAGCTGAATCAACTCCAAAATCCAACCATAATTCATGCTGATCTGGTCCCATTTCGGTGTATTTTTCTCTAACATGAACTGCTGGAGAACCAAAGAATGCTTTAACTTTTTGACCTTTATGAGTATGTACGATCACAGATTTTGAAGCTGCGATCATATTATCAGATCCACCAGCTCTTTTAACTCGAACGTAACCGTCTTTTTCGATTTGAGTAATGATCCATGCAATTTCATCACAATGTGCTTCTAAAACTACTCGATATGGCTCAGCGTATCTGTGCGATAAATCTTGGTCAGCTGTGCTGCCTTTTAAGATGCCATAAGCAGTACCATAAGCATCGACTTTTACTTGATCGGCAAATGGTCTAATATAATCTGCCCAAATTTTCTGTCCTTCGGTCTCTTGACCAACTGGTGAAAATGCGTTTAGATAATTGTAAAGAAATTCTTTTGAGTCCATGTAATTTTATTTTAGAGTTATACTCCCTAATAAAATAATGTTTCAGTTAGGCTTCAGCTTTGTCGTGACCTTCTTCATCGCCATCTTTTTTAGCGATAAGCGCTTCAACAATACCAACAACGGCTAATGCCATTGCAACGTTAGATATAATAGAAGCCATTAAACCTAATCCAGGAACAGCGTGTAAAACTGCATGTTTTGCAATACCTTTAAACTGTACTTCAGCTATAATACCAATAATGGCGGCCAGAGCAACAAATTTAAATGGGCCTGGAGCACCTGCTAATTCAGTTGCATAATATGAAAGTTTATTTAAAACTCCGGAGGCAACTTTCTCAGCTCCTTGTTTTACTTTGTCTAATAGATTAAATGGAGGAATATGGTGCATTTTATGTGCAATAGCACTAACAAACGGAATTCCAGCACTGTGACCATCAGATTCTAAAAGATCTGTAAAGTCCAATTCACCTGATAAAACAGCTTCATTAATAGATTCTAAAATTACCAATTCAAATGATTCTTTAACATCTTCTTTAGCAGCTTCAGCCGCAGCTTTAGTTGCATCTTTAGAAAATCCACTCATTACCCATGAAGCAGTAGAAGAAGTAACTGTTTTTAAATGTCCTATTTCTTTAATCATTAAATTCTTTGTATCATCGCTTGCTTTACTAACCATATCCTTAATATCAGCTGATTTAGCTTGAGCAGCTTTGGCATAAAATCCTTTAGCAGCTGTAAATGCAGCTGAAATCCATTCTTTTAATTTACCAATCATTAATTTAATAACACTACCAATACTTCCACCTAATTGAATAATTTTTTGTTGAGCTCCAGTCAAGGCTTCTTTGCCTTTTTCTTTTGCAACAGCAACAGCTTGAGCTAATTTATCTTTCATTTTAGCCATGATGCTTTCTTCATTGATTTCTCCTTCGAAAGCCTCGTCTAAAGATCCAAGTTCTATGATAGCAATAGCCTCGTTCATAATCGGCTTAATATCTTCAAATTGATTAAAGATGTTTATTAGTAGTTGTCTTCTAGATTCAACGATCTTAGAACTGTTTATAAATGATTCGTAAGTTAATAATTCCACGGTAGATGTACTTTGTTTTTCTATATATCTTTTTGAATATATAGAAGAAAATAATCATATTAAATGGCACAATTTAGACCCTTTGCAATCACACAAAATCCTGGAAGTCCTCCTATTGGAACATCTGTAGTGGGAAATATCGTTATCGGTGTGGATAATCAAAATTACGATGGCTTAGGTGGATTAGATTGGTATGCTGGTCCAGATGAAGTTCCAGGATATATCATTGCTGTATATAATACCAATAATAATCAACCTACTCAATTTCCAGTCGATAATCTTTATTTAGATCCAAATGTAATGGGTAGTAATATTACATTAAGTAATTCTAATACAACAGCTACTCAAGGAACCACAGTAATTCAATCAGTGCTTACATTAAGCCCACTTGATGGATCATCAATAATGTTTAGTGTCAAATGTACTTCCGGAACTGGATTGTCTTATATTGGTATTGGTAATGATGGAACAAAGACTAATAGTCCTCTAGGAAATAATACAGCTAGTATTGGATTTTCTAGTAATGGAAACTTTTGGCATGCCAACGCAATTCAATTCGCGGGCCTAGGCATGTCGTCAGGTACTCCAACTTGGGTAAATGGAGATATTATTGATATGGCAATATCACCCACAGATGATGCATGTTGGATTAGAGTAAATGGTGGCAATTGGAATAATTCACCAACTGCATCTCCAGCAGGTGCAGGTGGTTTAAACTTATTTGGCATAGACGCAGGTGGCGCTGCGATATATCCTGGTTTATCTCCAGCTCAAAACGGTGTTATGACTATTGAAAGTAATTCAAAATACAGTGTTCCAAATGGCTTTAACTTTCTTGGTAACAAGAATGCCAATATCAAGTTTTTAAGATGTGCAAAGAATGATACAGCTTTTTTACAATTAGCACAAACTCTAGTAACAGTTAGTCCAGCTAACGCAGCAACTGCCAAAACTGAATTAAACGCTAATGGCTATTGGACTTCTTATAATGAAGCGAATTGGGCTTTTGGCTTACAATAAAAAATAATCCAAGGTTATTGTCTGTGATTCTACTAATTTATCAAAGATGATTTTAGAAAAATCAGCATCAGATCTGTAGTGTACACCAGCCTGAATTCTGGTAAAAGCTACTTCTTCACAAAAAGTTGAAATTTGATCAGCTAATTCAGGATATTTTTGACCAATGATCCAACCACATGTATATGAATCAAGAGCATGTCCACTTGGATAAGCTGCACTTGAGGCATTAGTAGGAATTACAGGATACAATTCTAAATCTAATGCTCTTGCTAATTGAGCAGGTCTTGGTCTATTATAAAAATGTTTTAACTTATAAAGCAAAGGATCTGTAAATGCAGTTACTGCTTGTAGAAGAAGCATCTCATCAGTTCCACCTAGTTCAATTAATCTTTCATTGATTAAAAGTAACATGTCAGTTTCAGCTCTTTTAATAAACTCAATTTCTGAATCGCTTAATTCTTTTTGCAAAGATATATTTTCTTCTATTTCAGAAAGAGTTTCTTGACTTGAATTTCTTGGATTTTGAAAGTGTAAGAGTTGTTCATAGACACCATTTTCTTTGGTCATCTTAATGATAACTGGTTTTTCTTTGGAATATGTTAAGCGATGTTTCTTAGCTTCGTTGCCGTAACCAAGAGCATCGACTTCTTTAAATCCAGCGAATTCAGAAAATGATTTTAACTTTGACATATTGGCTTATATATCTATTATTTTTGTACCCAAGGTCGGACTCGAACCGACACGCCTTTCGGCACCAGATCCTAAATCTGGCGTGACTACCAATTCCACCACTCAGGCATTTATTTACATATTGGTAAAATTTGGAGCGAATACTCAGAATCGAACTGAGATCTCCAACTTGGAAGGCTGGAGTAATAAGCCATTATACGATATTCGCAATTAGAAGGTCACCGATGACACCTTCAATGATGGATATTTAATGACGTTTTGTCTATATTTCAAGGCGCAGGATCCATTTTACGTCGAACCCGAATCGGTTTTAAGTTGCTCCCCGGGTAGGATTTGAACCTACGACCACACGATTAACAGTCGCGTGCTCTACCGCTGAGCTACCGAGGAATTTATTGATGAGTCGACCATTTTTCTTACCATTGCGGGATAAAGAGAGCTATTGGTATGTACTCTTCATACTCGATTACAGATTGCGGCCTGTGTGAGTTCCCGATGCGCCATTGTCTTTCATTAACTTTTCTCCGTCCTATCTGTTGTGGGATTCTGGCAGTGTTCCCTCTGGATACTCGTTTAATTACTATTTCATCATCAATAGTGGAGAATATCGGAGTCGAACCGATGACCTCCTGCGTGCAAGGCAGGCGCTCTAGCCAGCTGAGCTAATTCCCCATTTAAGAATAACTTTGGAGTACCCGTCTCGCTCCAATCTTAACAGCTTCATTAGAGTTTTCTCTAGGCCTAGGCTGAGGGTGATGAACACTTTGATCCATTCGTGATTGTCGACATCACATTGAATGGAGTGACAGTTATTCTTAGTAGTCCCACCGGGAGTCGAACCCGACTTTTCAGGATGAAAACCTGATGTCCTAACCGATAGACGATGGGACCAAATATGAAGTGGGAGGAATTCAACCTACCGTCACGGTCTTTTACGACTTGCTCTCATTAATGTCACTGAGCTACACTTCATTTGGTTGCGGGTGAGGGATTCGAACCCCCGACCTCGAGCTTATGAGGCTCGCGAGATACCACTTCTACCAACCCGCTATGTTTGGTTACCCCTCAAGGACTCGAACCTCGATTAGCTGGACCAAAACCAGCTGTCCTGCCATTAGACGAAAGGGTAATAACGATTATTGTCTTTAACGATTTATTTATTATGTCTTATGACTCGTTAATTATTTTTAACAGGATCACAACCGTTTTTAATTGTGTCTGTCAATTTAGTTTCCAATTTATCTAATCGAGAATCTAATTGGGAAAAGATTTCTCTTTCTGTGTTATCAATTCTACGATTTAATTCATTGCCTTCTTCATCAATTCTACGATTTAAATCATTATTTACATAATTTATATTATCGTGAATTTCTTTTGTTCTACTATCAAACTCAACCATAAAGTTTTGTTCGTAGTTATTGAATTGTTTCTCAACATTTCTGACCTTAAAAAATCCTGTGACAGCAACCACCGCAATTGCGATAACCACCACCGAGGACATTCCTAAAATAAATGATATTGTATCCATATTTTTTAATTTTTATTTTTTAGTATGTCAAAGAACAACAATCGTTTGCGGTCCCACCGGGAATCGAACCCGGCACTTTGCCGTGACAGGGCAATATTATAGCCGATTAACTATGAGACCAAAATTATCAGTCTTTCCTGATCGTCACCTTTAATCCACAAGTATTAGCTCGTATCATAATATAGGTTGGTTGCCTACCAGTGCACGTTCCAAATCATACTTGGATGACTGCTTCTATCACTAGAATACTTTGTTTGCAAGTCGTCGTTGTGTTGGATTTCTGCGTAGACACTACAAGAATCGAACTTGTAACCTTTCGCGTATCAGGCGAATGCTCTAACCAATTGAGCTAAGTGTCTATTTAACAGGATGCAGTTTTGCTTTTTCCAATAAAAGTTTTTAAATTTGCTGTATGCATCCTAATTTCTTTATTTTACCAATATGTCAAAGATCTAAATTATGTTTGATCCATTCAAAGATATTTTCCTTTGGTCTCCATGCTAATTTACTTTTAATTAAAGTAATATCAGCTCCAGATCTCATTGGTTCTTTTCTTTTATCAATGAATGTTATATTTGTTTCAAAGGCTTTTGCTATGTCTAAGATAGCTATTTCTTTGCCTGATCCAACATTCATTATTAAGAATGGTCCAATTCTTTTTCCAGATTCATATAGTGCTGAACATATATCATTAACATTGACATAATCTCTGGTTTGTAAGCCAGAACCTGTCACTGTTATTGGTTGTTCAGATCTATATTGATCTAAAAATCTTGCAACAGCTGGAGCATAACTTCCAGTGCTACTTTGACCGTTGCCATAGACATTAAAGAATCTGAGTGCTGTACATGTAAAATATGATTTGTACATGCTTAAACAATCTTCAGCTTTTAATTTCCATTCAGCGTATGGAGAAATAGGATTCAATTCATCTGTTTCTTTAACAGGTATTTGTTCTGTTTCTCCATACACAGCAGCGGTCGATGCTAACGTAAAGCTCTTAGCACTATTTCTTCTAGACCAATCTAACATTCTATAAGTTGTACCAAAACAACCATACATATATTTAGATGGATTTTCCAAAGATTCTTGAACAGATACTGGTGCTGCTAAGTGAAATACCCAATCAACTTCAATATCTGGTAGAACATCTCTAGTTAAGTCTAATCTTTTGAATTCTACTTCTTTAGAAAGTCTTTCAAGTTTACCAGTGGATAAGTCATCCCAAACCTCAACTTCGTGTCCTTCCTTTAATAAGAAGTCGACCAAATTAGATCCAATAAAACCTGCTCCACCTGTAACTAATGCTTTTGCCATACTTTTTGTACACTCGGCCGGAATCGAACCGGCACGACCATCACTGGCCAAGGGATTTTAAGTCCCTCGTGTCTACCTATTTCACCACGAGTGCATTTTAATTCGTTTATAATTTTAAGAACGTTATGTTAGTTATACAGACCAAAGCTTGTATGTTTCAAAACTTCATTTATTATTTATCAAAATTAAGCGGAAGATAAAGGATTCGAACCTCTGGGCCGCTTTCGCGACCATCTCTTTAGCAAAGAGATACGATAGACCACTCTGACAATCTTCCATTTGGGTGAATGATGGGTTTCGATCCCACTACCTTTGGTTCCACAAACCAACGCTCTCCCGATTGAGCTACATCCACCATAAAGCCCATCCCGTAGATGGGCAGCTCGACTTTCGGCATCGAGTTTGCAAGAATAAATCTCTGGCCAGTTCCTCCACACTTTGTGCGGCGAGTGCTCTCTGTAGGATTCGAACCTACGACATCTGCCTTGTAAGGGCAGCGCTCTAAACCAACTGAGCTAAGAGAGCAAATACTTCATTATAACCAATAGCCATGTCGGACTATAACTTTACTCTACGACAGCTTTTAACTGAGAGATCGTAGTATTATAAATGAAGTTTGTGATCCCGAAGGGACTCGAACCCTTGACTCCCTCATTAAAAGTGAGGTGCTCTAGCCAACTGAGCTACGAGATCAAATTTTTGTTGCGACAACTGGACTCGAACCAGTGTCTATGCCTTATGAGAGCATCGTAAGAAACCAACTCTACCATATCGCAATTTAGTAGTTTATAAAGGATTCGAACCCTTATCTCTTGATCCGTAGTCAAGTGTTCTATCCATTGAACTAATAAACTATGTTGGTGGTCCCTACAGGATTTGAACCTGTGACCCTCGCATTATGAGTGCGGCGCTCTAACCAACTGAGCTAAAGGACCATTTGCACGCTTGGAGGGATTCGAACCCCCATCAACGGTTTTGGAGACCGGTATGCTACCATTGCACCACAAACGTGTAAAAAGAAAGAAAACAGAAGATGGTTCAGTGGACATCTGTTTTTACGATTGGCATTACTAAGATGATTCCAAACTCTTATATACCACCTCCATCATCAGGTTACAGTATACTATTCCCCAATCAACTTTCTTGGTGGACCGGGTAGGACTCGAACCTACATGCTCGTAAGAGGGCGGATTTACAGTCCGCTGAGCCAACCAATTGCTCAACCGATCCAAATTGCTGACTAAAAAGGAATTGAACCTTAATCTTGCGTCCCTATTACGTTCTGCTGTGCACCTTTACACCATAATCAATCGAGGTTTTCGAACACCTCAGGTACCAAGTTAATTACTCCTGGACTTTGTAGTCAGTGTAGGATTCGAACCTACAGCCACAAGATTGACTTTCTGAGCCTTGTGGTTTATCATGTAGTCATACAGATACCATTCTGAAGACTGACTGTTTGTAATCATAATTGGATTCGAACCAATTCCAGCTTTACAATAAAGAATCCAAAGATTCAACCTTGAGGGGTGCTCCCAACCAATGGGCTTATGATTATTTTACCAATATGTCAAAGATCTTTTGTTTTTAATTATACAGTAAATATAAACGAAATACTTGACAATAAAAAATTTATTTGCAACTATTTTTCAGAAGTTACGAACATTTTTGTCGGGATACCAGGACTCGAACCTGGATGATGTCCACTTCCCAAAAGTGGCGACTTAGCCAATTAGTCCACATCCCGATAGTGCACTTATTCTCTTACCCCTTTATTTCGTGCTGTCCTGCTTATCCACAGTCAATCATACTAACTTGATACGAGTTTCTCAAGGGTACAGGACATTGAGTATAAGGTTGGAATCGAACCAACTCCGTAGATTTTGCAGACCTACTGACCTCCAAGATCAACTTATACAAATTTACCAATATGTCAAAGAACATTTATTCTGGTGGTGCGGGGCGGGATCGAACCGCCGACACCAGGATTTTCAGTCCTGTGCTCTACCATCTGAGCTACCGCACCATTTAGGGCCAATAAAAAACCCAAGCTTTTTGAGGGCTTGGGTTTTAACTTTAAGTTTAAATAATTTCTTATCAACTCACAGATAAAGCACGCCCATGACTAGTTCCCGGTATAAATGCCCAGCTAATCACTTGTAGATAATTCTTATGTAAATCTATGCGTTTCATCTTGTGTTTTATTGTTGTTTGAGGATTATATATCTGTCGAATCGTTTGTTTCAACGTTTTTTAAACTTTTTCTAAATTATTTTCCTTGACCTCTGTTCTTCTTACGATAATTCTTACTTCTTTTGTGTGAAGAATTTTTCTTTTTAGAGTGAACTCCTGGTCTTGTTGTTTTTGTGGTTGCTCTAAATCCTGTAGAAGCAGCCCCGGTTTTTGCTTTTGCCATCTGATTGAACTTTTGTTATTTTATGCGCGTTGATGCGTAACATATATAACTCAGCTGAATCAAATTTTAGTCCCACCATTTTTCGATGTTTTCTTCCATCAATTTAAAGAGTAATTTTCTTGCTCTGTTATGATTATAGTGACCAATATTCATTGCGATTCTTTGTTTAGCATCAGTTTCAGTTTCACCATCTCTTGGTTCTATTCCAAAGATCTGTAGTTTTTCATCTGCTAAAACCTTTTTATAAGCTGATGGATGTTTCTTAAAGAAGTCATCAAAGTTTTCTTTAAGTTGTCTTGACTCCCATGAACTATAACCTTCTTTGTCAGGTACTGGTTCAAACCAATGTTTAGTTTCATGATAATCCATATATTCTGAACTGTAATGCTCGTCTTTAACTAATTTCATTAGACGAACACAAGTCATCATAATTTCAGCATCTCTTTGTGACCTTGTATGCCAATCTCTGTCACCAATATATTTAGATTGGGCTTTAAGTTTGTGCATCATAACTTCAAAGATATAATGGTCATCCCAATGGCGATCTTTCCAGATAATAGGAAACCAATACCAAAGATTCTTTAGTCCAGTCCAAATAGTCTTATGTAAATACATGCCATCATTGCTCCACCACATTGGAATGAACTCAAGTTTTCTAATGATCCATGATTTACTTTCACGTTCTTCAGCCCATTGGTCGAATATGTCTTTTTCTGGTTCCATAATTTATTTCTTTTTTGACCAAATGGTTTGCCTACTAATTGTAGATTCTCCAGTTGAATCCCATGCTATGTTTACTAACTCAATTTTATCTGCATTAAGATCTTTTGCCTTTTTAAAAGCAGTTTCACTAGTCATGCAAGTTTCTAATGCATTGCCCTCGCTCATGATGTGGTACATTTGCATGCTTCTTTGTTTGTTTGGTTGTTCCATTATGCTTCGACCATCTCGATCACCAATAAGCGACCTCGACGAATTCTATTTTTGATAGTTTGCAAAGGTAATTTATACTTATCAGCCAAATCTTCGTATTTCATTTCATTGATGATTCGATCAACAAGTATATTCTTATATATTGGTTTCAACTTATCCATTGCCATCAAAGTAGATTCATAAACTCTATCAAGTTCTGCATCTTCAGCTAAATAATCAGCTTCAGATTTCATTTCGTAATCTTCCATCAAATCAGAAATGTTACTTGTAAGTTTACCAGTTGATTCTTCAATGTCTAAACCAAATTCTTGCATAGAATCCAAAGAATACTTACGATTACGTTCACGAATCCAACCAAGACACTCGTTGAATGCAATGCGATATAACCATGTTGTAATTTGATACTGAGGATCATACTGATCAATCTTGGTCCACAACTTAGTCAATGTATTAGTCAAAATATCTTCAGCTGCAGCAGAGTCCTTAACAGTTTTAAAGATATAAGATCTTAAACCTGGTTTAACTTTTTTATACAATTGCACATAATCTGATTCAGATTTAGTTGCTACAAAATTTTCTGCTAATTCACGATAGCTTAGGTTATTGTTTTTTACTTTCATACGTTTGCTGTTTTTATTTTGGTTATTCATACTGCTAATATAATACATTCTTTTTAAACCGGACACTTTTATTTTAAAAAGTTACGAACATTTTCTAACAAAGACCATTTCTTCTTTACATGAATTGAACCCAATCTCTAAATTAAGCTTATTCAAGACATCTTTATATTTTTCAGGATTCTGAGCAATATATGTAGCTATCGTTGTAAATTCACCAGAGTCAGAAGGATTTGTGTTTAAAAAACCATAATACTCTGGATGGGTTGGATCCAATTGATAATCTTCGTTGATAAGATTCAAATACTTTTCCGATTGTTTCATATTGTTTTTAAGTTATAGTGTAAATATACACAAAAAACTTGACATAAAAAAATTTATTTTCAGTTTTTTTGAAAATAAATGTTAAAGAGTTGGTAATCAATCAGTAAATTCTTCGTTGAGATTTACCAACTCTTTAACTGTTTCTAATTCGATGGGCTTGTAGCCCCAGAAATCACATGCCACATTTAGGCTTTTAGATTTGTGATTTGATAAGTGCTTTTTGCTTGGGTAAGCATGCACATTGTAATAACGTCTACTTTGTTTAGGCCACACAGTCATGGGCCAATAAGACAATACTGATTCTAATTCACTGATTTCATTGATTGTGTCAATAACAACTGCATGCTTAGGCACGCTTTTGTTTTTAACAAGATCTAAAATGGCATTGTCATCTTCGCCTGGAATTAAATAAATGTTACCATTAAGTTTGTTTAACATAGTTTCTGCAGTATCAGGATCCCATGCAAAGTTGCCACAATGGTACACTGTATCGTTTATGGCGACAACCGCATTCCATTTTTTAATCAACTCTTCGTGCATCTCTTCAAGAGACTCAAAGGGTCTTTTCATCTTCTTGATAATACTTGGTCGGCCAAACTGTAAGTTGCCTGTTACAAAAATTTTGCTCATTAAACTATTGCGAATCTTATGTTCCAATTCTTCCAAATTGTTTCTACGAAATCAACTTCATTTCCACCTGTACTTGAGTTCAGGATTTTCTTGTCTTTACTGGTATCGATGAAGAGATACAATACAAAGTCATAAACAGTTGCATAAACCATTGATTGACCAAAGCCAGATCTTAAATCAGAACCAGTTTCTCCACGTTTAATTTCAATAGCAATTCTTACGTCACCCAATTCAACAACCATGTCTGGTCGGTTTTGAGTGCCCATAAACATCATGTTTTTGACTGTAGTTTTCTTGTTACCTTCCCAAAGTAAACTTTGTTTGGATTTCATATCAGCTACATTTGCGTCATATCCTCTTTGTTCCATTAAAAACTTCTTAAAAGAAGATAAAATGTTAGGATACATGAATTGCTTGATTTTATCTTCAGACTGAGTCTGATAATTAATTGTTTCAAATATACGGTCACTAGTAACTGCTTCAGTCACCATGTCCAAAAGTTCTAATCTATTCTTGCTCTTGCTTGTATTCTTCATCGTTTAAAGTAATGTTTTAAGCTTTTTGATCTGCTTCAATCTCAACTGGATTGTTAGCGCGATCTTGAGCTTCTAATCTTTCAGCTAGTTCAGCATCTTCGATTCTTGCGATCTCGTTCTCAACTTCTGAAATTTCTTTGTGAATTTCCATCACTTTTTGGTTAACAACAGCCATAGATTGCATTGCCTCTGTAACTTGTTTACCAATACTTGTTAATAATCTTGCGAAAGTACGAGCATTTTCAACTCCTGTGCCTTTCATGTTTAACATTGCTTGGTAAAGACCATTCAATTCAATTCCTTTCATTTGGATTGTAATTGTGCCATCTTCACTAGCTTCTGCTACACTAATACGTTTACGTTCTTCTGACAAACGATCATGTAAATGTACAACTACGGCAGCAGTACGAGACTCCCATTCGTAATCTTTGTTAATTCTATCTTGAATTTGTTTGATGGTTTTTGGACTTTCCAATACCAAATCATACAAAGTTTCAGATGATTCTTTTTGAGCTGCTTCAGCTTTTACCTCTAATTCAGCTAGTTGTGATTTTAAATCTTCGATTTTTTTCATTTTTTAAAATTTTAAGAAATTATGTTTTTTATATATCCTTCGACTTGAAAGTTTCTTTTTAAAAGTTAGGATCAGAAATCCTAACGTCATAGTTTGTAAATCCGGCAAATAAATCTCTGTCGGCTTGTAATCTGGCTTCGACTGAATGTCCTGGCATTACTCTGGCTGCTAATCGTTCCATTCTTATTGATTCTTCAATGTCAAAGAACATAACTAATGAGGTCGCGCGATCTTCAGTCTTTAAGTGTTCTAAACCTGAAGGTGTCATGATAAAAACATCATCATTATAAAATTGGGCCAAAGAAGTTCCATAAGACCAACCATTAAAGTCTATCACTTCATAAAATAGACCAGCATCTTTCATTTGTTGACATTGTTCTTTTGTTAAAAAGTAATAGTCGACTCCTTCTATTTCACCTGGTCTTGGTGGTCTTGTTGTGTAACTTACAGCGTATTTGAAACCTCTAGATTCCAATAGCTTTCTCATGTGATCCTTACCCGATGCTCCCGGTCCTGCTAATATGATTCGTTTGTGCATATACTTCTATACTTCTATTTTGAATTGTTTTTGCTAGTGTTCTTACTTTTTTATCATACTCTTCATCATTAAAAAGAGTTTTCATGTGCTCTAGGGCTCTAAAAGACCAATTAATGAATCTAACATTCATTTGATCTGGAGTTTCACAAGATTCTACGATCTTAATAAGTTTATCGAAATGATTTTCCATGGTTTTAAAAATTTGATGCTGGACCCTTTGAGTATCCTGGCGATTTAACTTCATATAGCGTTTCAGATTCTTCTGTGCTAAATGTATTGGTAATCTCTAAAGAAGTTCCAGTAAGAAACTCAACTACTTCATTGATTTTATTATATTGATTTTCGGGTATTAAACCATCGATTGGTGATTTCCAGTCTTCTTGATTCTTAAGAATTGGTTTAATGTGTTGATCCCAAATTTGGTCAAATGTTTCGATTTCTTTGCTCATCTTTTTATTATCTTATGGTTAAATTGCTGTTTTGTTTCAGAAGTCATTAGAAGCTCTCTGGCGCTTTAAGTCTCTTTGCTTAGTTAACTTATAATAACTAAGATTAAAAGAATTGGGTGCAATCTGGTTGTATTGGATTAGTATCCCATTTCTATTGCTAAGTCACGCTTTTCTTTTTCAACCTCAGAATAAACGTTAAGGTTTAACCAAGTATTGTTCCAATCATTATGAAACAAATATTCTTTAGCTGCCTTAGGCATAAATTCTTTAACCAATTGAGCTTCTTCAGCTGTTAAAACTTCTTTGCCATAAAAAAGCTCTTGAGCTGCTTGAAAATCGATGTTTTTAAGAGTTTTGTAAATCATATTCTTCTTTCTTTTAATTATACTGTAAATATACACCAAATATTTGACATAAAAAAATCCGGACGAAAGTATTTTCACCCGGATTTAAAAAAGTTACGAACAATTACTTAACTTTTGTTCTGGTTTTTCTTGTCTTCTTGACCGGCTTGGGAAATAACTTTGCTATGTATTCCTTAGAGTATTCTATTTCTACCTTGATTGGGCCATTCTGAAACTTTGTTAAATCAAAATGCCACGTGGCAGTTGAATCTTCACTAACATAAACTCGTGTGAATTTTGTTGCTGGTTCTAATGGTTCTTGTTGTTTCTTTGCCATATATTAAAAATATTATTTTAAAATATATTCACTACCGCCATCCCATACGATCCACGGCAATTCCTCCCTATATCCTTTCCAATCTTTAAACCATTTAACATTAGAAATATTTTCGAATTGTCTTTGATATACTATTAGATATTCATTTGGTTGAAGTGTGTTTATAATTTCATTTCTTAATTCTAATGTTGTTTCTGATATAGACCATGTTGCCATAAATAATGTTCTTTTGTTTTCATCCCCTTTAATTGGATTAGTCTCGAATTTTATATTATAATAACTTATAAGATTATTTTTTTGTATTTCATGAACTTCAGGAAGATCTATGATAATATATTCACCATCAAACCCCATTTGTTTAATAAACTTACACATATCACCACAGCCACCGCCAAATTCAACAATTCTATCAAAGTCATTTATTGATTTTCCAGTATATTCTTCATATTTAAAATAATGGTGTGATTGTTTTATATGCCATGTTGATGATATAATATCATTTAATTTAAATGTAAATTTATTCCATATATCATAATTATTAAATCCTTCGGTACTTGGAATCATTGCTAATTTCCAAGTATTAAATTTAAGTATATTACTAAATTTTAATTTATTATAAATATGTAATGCATAATCGTAATAATCTTTATAAAATTTTGTTTCATAAAATGGCATTGAAGTTATAATGTTTTTACATCTCCAACTTTCATTTCTTCTAGTATCTTCTAAATATTCTTTTTTAACATCTTTTAAAATGTCAATATATGTTTTTGTATTTTGCATTATTTTATATTTTTATTGAGTTGTTTCTTTGCCATATATTAAAAATTAGGTGCCCACCTGAATTTTAGTCTAGACTCTCACCACACGATGGGCAGAATTTCCATGACTGTTTTTTAACTCTTGTTCCACATCCAGCACAGTAGTTTCTCAATTGAGAGACTTCCATTGGTTGGATCGAATGTGGCAATATGTGCCAATTTGAAGTTGCAAATGGAATTGATTCAAAATTCATGTTTATAGAAACAAAACTTTGATCTGATGCTCCACCTTTTTCAATTCTACCAGTTTCTATACTATCTTGAGATACACTTGACGTAAAAGAAAAATTAGCATTTGAACTGTTTGTAACAGTTAAGTTTGCATTATTTACAGTACCACCTGTTAGTGAACTACCACACCAAATATTTGGTACGCCTATCGGTGCGCCAATTGGTTGTTGGTAATATGGTTGATTCCAATTTGGATATGTTGTCCATGAACCTCCAAAAATAGGAGGTTTTGAAAAGATCGAATTAAAACATGTTTCTTTGTAAAATTCAACTTTGACTAAACCATTATTTGCAATAGCTCTGCTTGTATCGCCAGAACCATCTACTGCATAGGTTTCATATTTAAATTTGTTGTTGGAATCGATAAAACGTTCTAAAAAGTAACGTTGTCCTGGTTTAAGAACTAAACCGCTTTCTGAGATCAATTTATTATTGATCCAAATTTTAGCCATTACATTGTCTGTATGACCATTAAAAAGTTCTATTTCGAAATTCTCTCCACTTTTCATGTAGACGTTTTCACCGTAGATCTTAAGACGGCTTTTACTTCGCGTAATAAACGCTGTTGTTGTATTATTCATGATACCTGTTGGTTTTTATTAAAATCCTCTTGTTGCCGTTATGACAACTCTAAAGCCATTATTGACTCAGGACCTCAAATTGGTGGGCACCCAATATTCTTTAAAAATAAAAGGAAAAGGCCCTATGGACCTTTTCCTTCTTGATAATTACTTGCTTAAAGTATCAGCTACGATAGCTGAGTCAACTGCAAGTGAATCAACGATAACAGTAGTACTGTCAGTTGTTGACGTAGTTTCCGTTGTTGGAGTAGTTGAACATGCCGTGAAAGCCAATGTCAATACTGCTGCGATTGCGAAAATTGCTTTTTTCATCTTTGTTTGTTTTAGTTGTTAATTGAGTTTATTATACTGTAGATATTATCTTTGTTTCAAAAAAAGTGCGGAAGGAGTAGGATTCGAACCCACGGTACCCGCTAGGGTACATCAGATTTCAAGTCTGACGCAATCGACCAACTCTGCCATCCTTCCGTATTATTATCTTTCAGTGCTAAAAAAGAACGTTTGGAATAATCTTCCATCGTATATATCACGTCCAAAGTAGTCCATTGACGTATGAAATAAATCTCCACGGTACATTACTAAACGATTAAATTTATTGCCGACAAAGTCAACAAGATCCCATTTAGTCATGTCTTGAGAATCTTTATAAATATCGCTCATCCATATATCATCCATTTTGCCATTTGCCAATCTTGGTGCCGAGAAAAGTCCAGTTTCTTTATGTCTAAATAAACCTGTACCTCCTGTGATTGGTGCATTTGGTGTTAAATAGCAAACTGCAGCCCATGTTGTAGTATGATCTGCATGAATCCAACTACGATCTCTTTGAGTAGTATATTGGAATGCTCCATTATAACTGTTTTCTTCTGTCGGCCAATAAATAATTTCACCAGCCATTGGTCTAACTGCATTTGCAAGCAGTGTTTTGACAGAATCATTTGTCATGGGAACTGTACGTTGTCCTGGGTAATTACCCCTAACACAGAAATCTTGTTTTAGAGCTAATTCTCTAACCTGTTCTGCATCATTATAGAAATTATCTATAATTAATAAATTTTGACGAGCCATATTAATATTATATTTATATTTAGTTGTGATCCCGACAGGATTCGAACCTGTGACCTACTGCTTAGAAGGCAGTTGCTCTATCCAGCTGAGCTACGAGATCATATTGATTATACAACCAAAGATCTCTATGTTTCAGGATTATGAAAAATAAAGATTAGCTTCAGCTGTTCTTCGTCTGGTTAGACCTGTAAGTGCTCTACCTCCAGCTTTGTTCCATTTTAAAAACTCAGCTCTAATAGTTGGATCGTTTGGATTAGCATTAACTTTTTTAAGCAATGTACTTGATTTTAGGTTAGCAGGTCCTAGATTGTAACAGAAGCTGACTAGCGCATCGAATTGATTTTGAGTAATAGTATCTATACAATATGAATCAACGTATTGCTCAAAGCCCTTTAATGACCAGGCTAGTAGTTCTACTGCACGTTGTTCTGTAATAGCCGAGTCCTTTAAAGTGACTTTGGCTTTGTTCTCATAAAATGTATTGCCGTAACCGATAGTTGGTACGTTGGCAGAACATAAATATGGTTTTAGTTTTAAACCTTCAAAGGATTTGATTAAATCCAAACCTTTCGAAGCTATTTTTGTAATTTTCATATAATATGTATCTCTTTAATTTTAAGATATTCTATGAGCATATAACCAAGTTACTTTTCCTTTGCCATTCCAATCTTCATTCGTGAAACTATTACCACCTAATTGGACCAGTGGATAATCTTGTGCTAAAATTGTACAATTACTAGATGCGACTAAATTTATTAATGCCAATTGTCGATTGTCATTAGGTCTTATTATAGCACTAATATGACATGTTACTGGATGATCTTGAAAACCAGGTATCTGAGCTGTTTTAATTGGCTCAAAATCCTCGTTTAATGTTCCAGCTCCTGTGACCCATGCTAGTGTTATACCATGTTGAAGCGCGTTATTAAATGAAGTTACATGCGCTTCAACTTCCCATATTTCACCAGATAAGATGTTAATAGCAGTGTATTGTCCACCCGGACTTGTTACTCTATTTAATGTATCATGTTCAGTACTAAGTGTCATTGGTAAAAATAAATTAACAGGGTTTGGAATGTTAGCTGCTAATACTAGTTGAACGTAACCTGAAACACCTCCACCTGCACCAGCGGGTCCAGTTGCACCTTGAGCTCCATCAGATCCTGGTGTTCCACCTGGTCCTGGTGTTCCTGCTCCGGTTGCTCCTTGAGCACCTTTTACACCAACTTCACCTTTTGCTCCTTGAGCACCTGTTGTACCTAAGTCACCTTTAGCTCCTTGAGCACCTGTCGGTCCAGTTGTTCCAGTTGGTCCAGTTGGTCCAGTTGGTCCAGTAGTTCCAGTTCCAGTTGCACCTTGCGCTCCATCAACTCCAGATAAACCAGCGGGTCCTGTTGCTCCTTGAGCACCTTGTGGTCCTAAATCGCCTTGAGCACCTTGATCTCCTTTTGTACCTAAGTCACCTTTAGCTCCTTGATCTCCTTTTACACCAATTTCGCCTTTAGCTCCTTGAGCACCTGTAACACCGATTTCACCCTTAGCTCCTTGAGCTCCAGTAGTTCCAATTCCAGTATCACCTTTATCTCCTTGAGCACCTGTTGCACCTAAGTCACCTTTAGCTCCTTGAGCTCCATCAATTCCAATTCCTGTTGCTCCTTGATCTCCTTTTGTACCTAAGTCACCTTTGGCTCCTTGATCTCCTTTTGTACCTAAGTCACCTTTTGCTCCTTGAGCTCCTGTTGCACCTAAGTCACCTTTTGCTCCTTGAGCACCTGTTGCACCTAAGTCACCTTTTGCTCCTTGAGCTCCTGTTGCACCTAAGTCACCTTTTGCTCCTTGAGCACCAGTAGTTCCAATTCCAGCATCACCTTTTGCTCCTTGAGCTCCTGTTGCACCTAAATCACCTTTAGCTCCTTGAGCACCATCTATTCCAATCCCAGTTGCTCCTTGATCACCTTTAGCTCCTTGAGCACCTGTATTTCCAATATTACCTTGAGGTCCTAGATCACCTTTTGCTCCTTGAGCACCTGTATTTCCAATATTACCTTGAGGTCCTAGATCACCTTTTGCTCCTTGAGCACCTGTATTTCCAATATTACCTTGAGGTCCTAAATCACCTTTTGCTCCTTGAGCACCTAAGTCACCTTTAGCTCCTTGAGCACCTGTTGCACCTAAATCACCTTTTGCACCTAAATCACCTTTAGCTCCTTGAGCACCTGTTGCACCTAAGTCACCTTTGGCTCCTTGAGCACCTGTTGCACCTAAGTCACCTTTTGCTCCTTGAGCACCTAAGTCACCTTTTGCTCCTTGAGCACCTAAGTCACCTTTTGCTCCTTGAGCACCTGTTGCACCTAAGTCACCTTTTGCTCCTTGAGCTCCTGTTGCACCTAAGTCACCTTTAGCTCCTGTATTTCCAATATTGCCTTGAGGTCCTAAATCACCTTTTGCTCCTTGAGCACCTGTATTTCCAATATTACCTTGAGGTCCTAAACTACCTTGAGCACCTAAGTCACCTTTTGCACCTTGAGCACCT